CTGTTACTTCTACAGCTGGGCTAGTGTCAACACTAACTGCTTCACGAATCTGTTGTGTATCATAAGCAGTAAGACCCAAGAAGATGATAATTGCCAACGCACTAATCACCATCTGTAACACAGTTGAGCCAATAAAGATGTTTACAATGCTGGCAATGATAATGGCAATCAATCCCACAAACATCATTTGACCCATTGAGCTTAGATCCTTTTTGGTAAAGTAGCCGTAGCCACTCATTACACCAAACAAGATAGCCGCGCCCATGAATGCACTAACAATTGAACCCATGTTGAACACAGCAAAGATCATACTAAAACTTAGACCCATCAATGCCGCAAATCCATGTAGGCATAACTGTGCTACACCTTTACTAGGGTTGTTACCCAGCACATAGCTGACGCCAAAGATTGCAGCCAGTGGAGCAAATATCACAATCCACTTTAGTACACCTGTAAAAAAGAATTGTATCAACTCTGGACTAGTTCCAACAAAATAACTGACTAACATCGATACAATCACAGCAAGGCTCATGTGTCCGTAAACACGGCCCATTGCTGAATTGATTTCACTAGCACTGCGGTAACTCAGTACACCGCCACCTGTATAATTTGAACCAAACATATCATTCTCCTTTTTAAACAAACGGTTTTAGATCGGGCGATACCCAGCCCACGGGTTTTAACACTTTACCATCTTCACGCTTACGCACTTTACCATCTTCACCAATCTTGGCAAAGTTTGTACTCATTACTTCTTTCCAAGCACCTTCAGCATCACTACCCATGCTATGAATAGCACCAATGGTAACAACCAGAATGTCAATAAGAGCATCAAGTGTTTCTACCTGGTCATGTGCAGAAATTGCCTCAGCAAGCTCATTAGCTTCTTCTTCAATTAAACTAACATACAAGTTAAATTGATCTTCATCAAACTCGCCGCCGACTGTTTGGTCGCAGGCTTTCATAAACTTTGCTTGATCCCTAAATGGATTCGTCATATATTAATTCCTTTAAGTTCTATTGATTTATCGTTAGCAGGTTCTGTTATATCGTCATCTTCTTTACACGGAATAGGTTTGCCGTTTCGATTGAGCAATACAGTACCCCATCGGTATCCGTCCTCGTCAAATTCAACAAAAACATTTCCGTAAGCACAGAATGTTCTAGTGTGTGTAGTACGTGGAGTATGCTTATTAACCAGTGTTAATATTAAGGTAATACCCACTACCCAGAATATAAAAATGTAACGAATAACCGGGCTCACATTAATGTTTCCAAATTAAATTTTCTCTCCAACTACAAATCCGCGGAAGCCTTTGAAGCGTGGAAAACGCAAACTATACGTGCTGTCTTGATTTTGTGTTACGGCGTCAGCACGAACCTCAACAATATTTCCGATAAGAGTATCACGACCGCCCCAGTAAGTATCACGATTACTATCGGTAAAGCCACTTCCAACATTGACTCTGATTTGTCGTCCATCATCTTCTCCCTCGCACACTAGCGCACCAAGTTTACCTACATTTTTACCTGTACCTTCTTCTACTGCTACTACTGCTAGACTAACTTCGATAAATGGTTTCAACTTCAACCATGCTACACTACGTTTACATTCATATTTGGCACTGGGTTCTTTAATCATAATACCTTCGTACCCACCAGCTACTGCCTTGGCATTAATCTCTTTAAAACGAGTTTGACCTTCTTCTGTATCCAAATCAACAAGCTCATTGGACAATGCTGTTACGTTAGGCAACAGTTCTTTATTTTGTTCTACCCAAAAGCTAACCATACTGCTACGAGTAGTTTGATCTTTGTCGTAACTACCTTTTTCAAAGTCTTCTAACGGCAACACATCAAACAAGTTAAGAATAGCATCACCCGCCTCGACATTGTCTTTGCGGTGTACTTGCTTCATCAAGTCTTGGAAACTACTAGACATGATTTCTCCGTCCAGTACAATGTCCATACTCTTACTGGAGCCTTTTTGTTTAACAACATTACTAATCTGTTCTTTGATGTGAGGAAAGTTAGCCAGCTCTTTACCATTACGACTAAACATGTCCACACGTCCGTCAGCGTAGGCAATAGTGATAACACGAACACCGTCCAACTTGACTTCAATTAGTTTCTTGCCTGCTACTTTACTTTCGTGATTAGCACTATCGTGAGCCAACTGGCAACTAAAAACTGGAATTGCGTATTGTGGGAATTTCTTCTCTACGACTTTATTTACTGTGTTTTCGCTAAAGCCTGCTCGCAAGTCCTTGATAAGGATACGTCGATACCAACCATTCCACTCTGCCTTAGTGGCGGATTTCATCATTGCTTGGATCATATCCCTCGCTGTATTACCGGTGACATTGCGAGTAGTAAAGCCAGTAATAGCGAGAGTAAAACTATCCCAAGGTAAGCCAGGCCCATCTTCATCTGTTTTCTCCGGAACTTGTTTAATACCAAAAGTAATCATTGGGTCCAAAGCTAGGCGACAACCTTCAAAAAATTCCTTATTGCCTGATTGGGCAATAGCTTCGATGATTGCTTCTTTGTTTAGACGGGAAGGATGACTTTCCAAATCCCAAATATGGCTAGCACAAACGCTCATGTTTACTCCGATAGTTAACTGTATAAGTCTTTATTATACAGTGTAATTATCAGTATGTCAAGTGGTTTGTGGTCTTAAATGGTTTACCTGCGTAGGCATATTCTAGCTGACTCAATATTTTACGCTTCATTTGGCAAACTTTTGGGTGTGCGTGGTCGTACTCAAATGCTTTCATAAAACGGCCCCAACCATTTGGCCGAACACGTTTTGGTACAGGACTGTCCAAGTAATTTTTGATAGCTCGAGTATCAAACCCAAATTTATCAATCATGTCTTGCGCTAGATTGAAACTATGTGCGCCCATTTCATCTCGGTGTCCGTAATACTCTTGCTCTCTACGATCTTTGGCGTAGTATGCTGTGCTTTCGTAACCGGGAATATCTTTAAAATTTCTAGCACGATATTGGCGGGCGTGTATAATTTCGTGTAGTACAGTATCGGCAAATAAGCAACACATACGTTCCCAACGATACAAACTGGTTTTCATAGTGTTAGCAGTTGTGGGGAATGCCAGTTCTACTTCGATAAATCGCTTGTTGCCTAAATTATCAAGGTAACTGTGATAAGCACCACCAATCCAAACTTCACCTGGTTTAACAGGTTTGTGTCTACTGCTGGTTACTTTGACAGGAAGATGGGCTTTAATATGCTTACTTATTGTACTGGTAATTTCGCCTATGGTTAATCTCTTATCAACTATTTCTGATTTTAGCTGATAAAGCATGGAATACAAAGTATCGCGATCCAACTCGGACCAATTGAACGCTGAACGGGCCATAGTACACTCCTATCATTAGTATTTATAGTATAGTGTACTATTCAATTATATGCGCACTTAATGGACTTTTTTAATGGCAAAATTGTCACTTGAATAAATACTTCATAAACTGTCCTGGGATTGTGATATGACTGATTTGAGAAAACTAATAGACCATTTGGAACACATTGAGAAAGGTGGCGAATTCATTCGAGAACTAGATCCTAGGACTGGTCGTATTGTTAATAAGCCTGTTGTTGAAGGCGAGATTGGCCGCAAGATAGGATCAACCATTGGTGGAATTTTTGGTAAAAGTGCGGGAGATCGTCTAGGACAGATAGGTAGTAATATAGGTGATATTTTTGATAAATCAAACTCGTCAGATAAGTCTAACGCTCCCGCAGTTGGTAACATTTCAGATTTTTCTAACGGTTCAGTAGCAACACCATCGTCTGGTCAAAAACCCAACGGCAACAATGATCAAAATACTGCCAGTAATGTTAGCTATAATGGCTCAAACATTGCCCCCGACGACGGTCCTGAAGATCCTAAAACATGGCCATCAGGTGTCAAAAAAGCACCAGACTTTGGTTATCTAGATCCTCAAGGCATGTGGATTCCTACACCTTTTCACATTAGAACTGAAGACGGCAAGTGGATTGTTCCTAAAAATAGTCCCGCAAACCTCAAAGGCATCCAAATGGGCAAGTACACACCGTTTCAGAAGAAATTCCACGAGATGGAGAAAAAAGTCGTCTACACCGATAATTCTGCCATTGAACAAACTAAACCCGTACAACTACCCGGGGGTGCCCCTCAGATACCAGGATACAAACAAATTGATGCTAGCCGATTCAGTACAGATGCCCGAGAGCCCAACTTAAATAAAACTATAGAGTGGGTCTATGCTTATCAAAACGGTAAAAATATTATTTTGATTGCACCCACAATGTTTTACAATGTGAAACTCAGCATAGGCAGATACTACGACAACTGGGAAGATACCAGTATACGTAGTGGCTATGGGGCTATCAAATCAGCAAACGGTACAATGCATGTTGCATCAAAAAATTTCCATTACAATGATATGATTTTAGACGTTGTGATCCACTCTACCGATCCTAAGATAGGCCCTCAAATTCTACAGACTGTAAAAATTTAAGCTACCGGACTAAATTGTTTAAGGGCGTTTTTCAATCACCTTGTCAGCCAAGCCGTAGGCCACTGCTTCTTTAGCACTCAAAAACGTATCAAATTTCATAGCTTCGTACAGCTGAGCATACGTTTTACCAGCGGTATTATGCTTGACATACAGCTCAGTTAAGCGTTCGTTAATACGCTTGGATTCTTCAAAACTGCGTCTTGCGTCCTCAAATTCCAATTCCTGTACGTGTACTGTACCACGGGTTCCAGGAGTGCCAGAACTAACACGGTGAATCATTGTACGGGCTTCAGGCAGGACAAACCGCTTTCCAGCGGCGCCGGCTTGAGCAAGGAATGAGCCCATAGAGCAGGCCTGCCCCATGACGTATGTGGCGACGTCGGGTCTAATAAACTGCATGGTATCGTAAATAGCAAGGCCAGCAGTAACGGACCCGCCAGGGCTATTGATAAACAAGTTAATGTCTTCATTTCCTTGACTCTCTAAAAAGAGCAACTGTGCCACTAACAAGCTGGACGTATGCTCGTTAACATCCGTGTCCAACATGATCACACGGTCCTTGAGCAAACGACTATAAATGTCATATGCTCTTTCGCCCTTCGGCTCACTTTCAATTACCATTGGTACCAAATTAGGCATATTCTTTTCCTTTAATTGTATTCATTAATTCCCAGCGTTGTTCGCTGATGTAAGATTGTGCTACACATAACATCCATATAGCATGATTCATATTTGCCGGTGGTACCATCTTTTCGCCTGAGCGAAACTGACGCAATTCTTCTGCGTCTTGTAATGCTACTCGTTCCATAGCTTCGTAATCGCGAGCCATTTCCATAAGTTCAATTTCGTTATACATTGCCTAGTGTCCCATTTAATTTTCTTGCTAAAACACTAGCATATTTGATTTCTTGCTCTTTGTTTTCAAAATCGCCATTAACGTACAATCTCACATCGTGAGTGAAGTCATCGGTTTCTAGATAAACTTTTTGCTCAGTACTGACACCAACTGTCCACAATTCAGTCTTCATCTTGTTCCTTGTGTAGTTGATTTTTATATAATTCAAGTTGGTCAATAAGTTGTTGTGCGCCTTGATAGTTCATAGTGAGTGTACTATAACCAATTCTAAAAGCTATACGATTGTCATCAGTGTGACCAATCGTATAGTGTATTGCCGGATCTTTTTCCTTTGGTGGTTCAACATACGGAGTTTTAACTTCTGGAAAAGGAATCACGTTACTATAGTCACGCTTTTTAAACCAATCAAATATCATTCAATACCTCTCTACATTCCATCAACAAATCTCTCACCGCAAGATGATTGGCAAGTTCAGGATTAAACAGTCCGCCCATTGCTAGGTAATCTGTAATCCTAGTTATTAGATCCTGAACTTGCTGGTCCATATTACTTGCCGTTTGTTTGTACTGTAGGAGTTACGACTCCGTTGATAACCAATGTCTGACCTTTGAAGTTGGCAATAGCACCTGGCA